CCAGTTGCACCTGTCGCTCCAGTTGCACCTGAATTGGAACCATCAATAGTTACACTTTTGGTAGCACTATCTACTGTTACAGTAATACCATTGGCACCTGTAACATTAAGTGTGCCGTTAAGATCAATGGCCGCTGTATTTGTACCATCATTGACGCTGATGGTTGCGTTTTGTAAATTTGTAAAATTACTATCACCTTCTGCAATGGTTAAAGGCGTACCTTTGCCAGCACGGGTAATAATTGTTGGTTTTGTTGTCATGTTTCGCTCCTAGATTGGGTTTATGACTTTTTTATTATGGCATCAGGGCTCGAGGCCCTGATTAGGTTGCTTAATTTAAGCTAAGGCTACAGTCAAATTACCACTAGTAATTTGGAATGTATCGCCAGTATCGATTTCTTTTGCAGTTGTTACAGCACCGAAAAATAATACATTTCCTGTTGTTGCGGCATCCATAATAGCTACATGAGTAATTGATCCCCATGTAGATGTTGCTGTTGGAAATGTAACAGTTGCATTGGTAGCGGCTGTAGTTACAGCTGACAAACCAGAACCAGTAGTTGAAGCACTAGCAAAAGTTACAGTTTGACGACTGTAAGCTGTACCTGATGTTGAAACTTCATCTGTTAATGTTCCATTTTGTAGATTAGCTAATGCATTACCTGATGTGTTGTTGAATAAAGCAACATAGCGTGTGCTAGGTGCTGAATAACTTGTTGATGTAAGTACATGGTTAAGTACTTTACCTTCTAAATAACTTGATGCGGCTGACATAAAAATCTCCTTAAGGGTTATGTTTTTTCGACTTCGCGAATCGCACTTGTATTTATAGGTAAACCTTAGAAAACCCTAAAAAACCCAAAAAAAACCCAAAAAACCTTTTTGAAATTTTTGTATTGTTAAATACTCTTATGAAAAATGAAGATATAAATGAATTTGTTGAATCAGTGGCCAAGGTAAAGTATGATAAAAATTCTACTGTTGGTTTTGAACTTGTCAAATTAAAAGATAGGTCGCATGTTTGTCAAATGGGTTGTGGTAATATTGTTACTAATCAAATAATCGAAAGAAAGAGAGCCTTTACACCTCGACCACATTGGCGTACTCATTGTAAAAATTGTCAGGCCTTTTTACATCCAGATGGTGTAACTATTGTTAAAGGATCACACAAAATTCAGTCAATATTCATGGCATATTTTAACGAACGAAATAAATAATAGTGTTAGGGAGAGTTGTGAATGTTACAAGGCTTTCACAAGTTCTGACACTGATGGCATATCAGTAAATTCTCCGGGCTACAGCCATTGCCCTATTTCTCTGAATCCTCTCCCTAACACCTTATCCTAGTAATGAATTAGCCCACCAAAAGTGGGCTTTTTCTTTACCATTTATTATCTGGGCAATGAGCATTGGGTACAAATACCTTTGCTTTCATAAAACATCCACATCGGCTACATTGATTAGTTAACTGTATAAAATTAGGACATTGAATACAAGTTTCGAATCTTTCTTTGGCCTGTGGATTATCTAATAATTTTTTAATAAATTCAACTATTGAATTCATAACTGTCCAAATGGAGGTTGAGGAAATGTTAAATTGTTACTAGCATCGGCAAAATCAGTATAAGAATATACTGATGGTACATTCCATTCACTTAAATCTTGATTAAAACTAGAACAACCATAAAACATTTGATCCATAACAGCGTTGCCAGGGGATAATCCATCATAACTGGAACTATCTTGAATATTATTTTCAAAATGTAATAATAATTGTGTATATATATCGGGTGTAAATGTTGTTGTAGGTACAGTAATTGTAGAAGCTAAGGTTGGGATTGGATCGGTGTGTAAGTTCTTTCTGATTCTTAATTCATCTATATATCCAAAATTAGTTGTGGAATTTATTCCAGTTTGTATTAATAATCCATAAGAAGCCGCAGATAAAGAATTTGCTATTGATCCATAAGATACTCGAGAACCATTAATATATAATCCAAAATCTCCACTTCTACTGTAATCTGCAATAAAACATATATGATTCCATTGGTTTAGATTAACTGATCCGCCACCTAATACAGTTCCATATGTATTACCATATGGATAAATTTTTCCATTAATATAACTTATACTAAAATTGTTATAATCATATGGTTGTAAATTAGAATCATTAGAATCAATAACTCCATCATGGAATTTATAACCATCTGAAATTAATGTTATAGATCCAGTATTAGTAGTTGGGTAAAACCAAAAATCTATTCTAAAATTATTACTATATAAACTTATATTATCTGTAATTAATTGTCCATAACTTAAACTGTAATTTCCAAATTTACTATTTGATATAAATGTTGGAGTATTTCCAGATGAATAATAAATCTTTGTACCTGTTCTATTAAACCAATATTTTACATTTGGATCATTAAACTGGGTACAATCAAGTAACATATTTGCATAATTACCAACATCAGTATCAGGTAGATAAGGTGGAACATTTGTTAACATTTTTTGATATTGTAATAAAGATTGAAGTCCAAAATTATAAATGGTCCATAATCCCCAATCATATATTTTTGTAAGAATATATACACCATTTACAGGTTGTGGCAAACTTATACCACTAATTCTATAAGATGGTACAACAACAGTTATATTATAATATCCAGCATTAGTATATGAATGATTAAATTGAGCCCCGCCTTGTGCTCCTACACTTGTAGCAGTAGTTGTATATCCATCTCCCCAATTTACAATAAATGTAGTTGAACTATAACTTTGTTGATATTGATTTCCTAAACTTACATTAAATGAACAATTATTAGTTTGTGATACTAAACTTGTAGGTATGTAAACTTGGAATCTTAAATCATTATTAGTTGCAATTAAATTAGAATTAGAAGATATATGTACAATACCTTGAGTTATTTTGCCTATTTGACATTTTACATTAAAATATGAAGAAATAATAACAAAACCTATAACTCTTATTGCAATACAACTAAAAGCTGATATTGCAGTTATATTTGAACTTAAATCATGAAATGTGGGCTCACCCACAGTGGTAAAGGATACATTAGTTCCTGTAATAGCAGATGATTGTCCAAAATATGTATTTGTTACTAATCCAGCACTGGCTGTTATATAGTAAGATGTATTAGGTGTTAATAATCCTTTTATTGGAATTGAAATTGTGGTACCTTGATTGATTCCAAGGCTTGAATATATATTTCCTTTTACTAATTGACCACTACTAGTATATAAATTTAATGTTCCTCCACCGCCTTGTATTGGAGTATCATAAGTTAAATTAATATAATCATTATTGGGAACATTTATAGATTGATATACAGGTCCAGCTGGTATATTAAAAGGAACAGAAAAAGTTGGATTAGCATTGCCAAATTCATCTTGCATAAATCCACTATTAAAAGTAAATGTATATGTAGAATTTGGAACCCATGCCACACCTAAATCTTGTAAAAAAATACTAATTAAACTAGTTCTTTGTAAAGATAAAGTTGAAGTAGATTTAAGTACCACCGGATTAGATCCATCCGTATTAGTCATTATTAATGTGGAAGGTATTTCATTAAGACTACTAGTTACAGTTGAAATAGAATTTATTATTACCTTAAAAACTTTTATAGTCATTTTTAACCTTCTTTTATAGAAATCTCTGGATCTGTAGAATTAATAACTTTTACCACATTATTATTACTATCTGTAATAGTAATAGTTCCTTCGGCTAATAAAGTTACTAATCTATCGGTATTTAGACCTACACCTACAGTTAAGAGTGTATTATTATTAATTAGGAATTGGGCCATTATCTGTTGTCCAAGTTGCTGTTGTTTGGTCGGAAATTGCTGTATTTCCTGCTGTATTACAAGCATTTCTTATACAATTTGCCGTAATGTTTATCCAATAAGTTGTCCCCGGTGACATATCTTGAGTTGGATTAATCCATAATGTATCTCCACTAATCCAAAATAAATCACCGATTTTATTGCTGGCAAATGTTTGTGTAATGTCAAATGTTTGGAATGGAATTATTCCTGCACCGCTGTATATTTTAATTGTGCCACTAGTACCAAATATTATATTTTGATTAAATTGTAATCCAATATTAGATTCCGGATCTACCTTAAGATTATTAGAACTTAATTTAACTTGTCCTGTATGTGATCCGCCGATAAAATTGCCTGAAGGATTAATACTATAATAAGAAAACAAATATGTTTTAAGTGCACCAAATACTACCGGAGGACATGTTGCTACTTGTGCTGGTGGAGGAACAACCGCAGGTGCGGCTTGATCTTGTGGATTTGCTGTATGAAAATTCCAACTATAAGGATCTTTAATTGCCACACTACTACATGTTCCATCCGTAACAACATTAGCATCTAATAAAATATAATAATCAACTCCTAATGGTATAGTTCCAAATGCAAAATTTACTTGATTACCACTAACTGTTGCATTAGATGATCCAACTAGTGTTCCATTGGATTTATATAAATGAGCCTGTCCTGTACCAGTTGTTAAAGCGGCATTGGTAGGACTAGTTGCAGTAAACCAATAATTACCATCATTTTTAGCACGATCTCCAGTGGTATTTTGTTCTGGATTTTCATGAATTCCTCTATCTGGCGGATAAAATGATCCAAATGTTAAATTACAAGTAATAACGGAATTAGCAAGAACTGTTGGATCTAAACTAACAACTCCACTACTACTAATATCAATTCCACTACCAGGTACAGTAGTAATACCACCAGTAAATTGTTTGGCGGCATTGGCACTAATTGCATTGGTTTGATCGCTGGTTAATCCAAATAAACTACCTAGACTACTTAAACTAGTTCCAAATAATTGATTAGCACCCCAAGCGGCTAAAATACCTAGGCCTAAACCAGATAATGCTTGTTGTCCATTACTTCCTGTGACTGGAGTATTGTATGGTAATACATCAGGAGCTTGTACATAGGTAAATGGTAGGCCTGCACTCGCTGGACTAAATTTACTTGTACCTTGTTGATTACCTGCACGAACTTTGAAATACCAAGTGGCTGTTTGTAATTCAACAGTCTTAAAACTTGTTGTTGAACCGGTAGTAAATGGTCCGCTATTGGCACTACGAGTAGAACCTTGGAACACATAATTTACACCATCGCTTGATGCCCAAAATTCCATATCTGTAACAACACCACTAGGTACCGTAGCTGTAATTGTAATACTTGGTTGGCTTGAAATTGTTGAACTTGCTACTGTAGGTGCAATTGGAGTTCCGATTGCCGCCAAATTAGGATTACTACTTGTTCCTAATAATGGAGTAAATTGATCAATGGTATCAACAGTATAAACATCTGGATTATAACTTAGACCAGTTACAGTTATAGTTAATTCACCCTTATCATCTTCATTTTTAACTAATTTAATAACACGAAATTGACGATTAGTAAATCCATAAGTTGCATTGGTTAATCCAAATACATCTCCAATTTGTAAATTATAACTGGAAAAATCTGTCTTAAATTCTACGGCTAGATCTTCTCTACTTTGACGAAGAATAATATTTCCTACAATAGCCGCTTGAACTTGATTATTAATAAAATCATGTTGAAGTTTAAGAACATTAACAGGTTCATTATAATCTAAATCAGCACTAGGTAAATCAATACGAATGTAATTGTTTTGATCTCTATAATATGCATAAGGGAATTGTACTTCAACACTATTGTAATAACTGTCTAATGCTGTACCTGTAGCATTAACTTGACCAATAATATTATGATCACTAAATGTAAATGATTGGCTAACAGCCTGTTGAATTAATACACTCCATTTGCCGCTGGCTACATCATAGGTAATATAACTACCAGCTGTAGCGGCCAATTTGTCCATGTTATCAAGAACTTTATTATTGGTATCAATTAATCCATTAACAGCATATCTTTGTTGTGCAGGG